TTGCCAGCTGACGAACGAGACAGCGAGGGAAACATCGTATACAAGTACAACGGAGCGAAATTTTAAAATCAGAATCGTATGCCACAAGGTAATAACAACAAACATCGAGCGCAGAAAATCGACATCGAGAACCGCCTGCAGATTATCGCACCCCTATACCGCAAGGGATGGACGGAGCGAGAAATCACGGCAGAGGTGAGGAAACGGCTCGACAGACCGAAATACAATCAAGCGCACTGCGACATTCAGCGGTTATTGAAGGAGTGGAGGGAAGAGAGACTGACCGACACGGACGAAAAGATAACAAGCGAGGTGGCAAGGTTGAAGCTGGTAATACGTGAAGCCTGGGAAGCCTGGGAGAAGTCGAAGGAAGACTACCACTTGCAGAAATCAACCCAGCATGGACAGCCTTTATTTGATGAGCGAGGAAAGCAGATTTCAATCGAGACCGTCAAGGCGATAATGTACGATGCCGAGAAGCGAGGATTCGGAGAACCACGCTACCTCGACATCATCATCAAGGCAGAGACGCAAATCTGCAAGCTGCTCGGACTGGATAAGGTCGTGCTCGACCTGAACGCAGGCTTCCAAGGCGGCATCGAGGTACGCTACATCAACTCGGGACACCAGTGCGCATCCAGCGAGCAGGAAGTAATCGAGCGTGAGGGATTGGATAAAGAATAATTTTTTTTACCATAATTTTGTTTTAAGTTTTATTGTTTGTAAGAATGGCACTATTTGACGTTATTGGTGAACTGTATGCCCCGAATGCGGACGTGAAGCCAAGGTTTCTAGTAAACCAAGGAGGCACGTCTTCGGGGAAGACATACACCATTATGCAGCGTCTTATAGTGCTTTCTTTTGAGCATCCAAGGGTAATTATCACGGTGTGCGGTCAAGACCTTCCGAACCTAAAGGTGGGAGCCATGCGAGACCTCGACACCATCCTGCACACAAGGGCAGAGTTACTGGACTGGTTCAAGAACAATAAGAGCGACAGCAGCTACCGAGGAAAGAACGGCTCAATCATCGAGTTCAAGAGTTACCAGGATGCGCAGGACGCTAAGAACGGTAAGCGTGACTATCTGTTTATTAACGAGGCAAACGGTGTGCCCTACGAAGTGTTTTGGCAGCTTGCCATTCGAACCCGAAAGCAGGTGTTCATCGACTACAATCCAAGCGCAAGGTTTTGGGTGCACAACAACATCATCGGCAGGGATGATTGCAGATTGATCCTAAGTGACCACCGAAACAACCGATTCCTGACAGAGCAGGAGCACAAGAAAATTGAAGAGATTGACGACCCAGAATTGTGGCGAGTATATGCGCGTGGACTGACCGGAAAGATAACCGGGCTTATCTTCACTAACTGGGGCATCGTTGACAAGCTGCCACCAAGGGATGAGTGGAAGATGGAATGCAGGGGTATGGACTTCGGATTCACCAACGACCCAACTGCGCTGGAGCACGTTATATTGGCGCACGGAGAGTTGTGGGTTGACGAAGAAATCTACCAGCCCGGAATGACGAATGACGACATCGCAGACCGATGCAAGGAGCAAGGACGGACGAAACGAGACCTTATCATTGCGGATTCTGCAGAGCCTAAGAGCATTCAGGAGATACACAACCGAGGGCTGTGGATAATCGGCAGCACCAAGGGAGCGGACAGTATCAACAACGGAATCGACATTCTCAAGCGTTTCCGCATCAACATAACCAGACGCAGCCACGGCATCATCGGGAACATGCAGCAATACAAGTGGAAGAAGTCAAGGGATGGAGAGACAACGAACCAGCCTATAGACGCATTTAACCACGGCATAGACGCAATACGATACGTAGCCTTGAAGAAGTTATCCGTAGCGAGCCATGGAACGGCTAGGGCGCACGTATTGAGGCAAAGATAACGACAAAAAATATAAAAGCGTATGGATAATAACACTACATTCAAGTACTGGCTGGCAGTTGCTAGGCACACCAGCTACAAAATCGGCAAGCAGCCACGACCAGCGTTTGTCGGAGGGAAACAAGTGCCCGACAATCTCAACCAGCTATCCATCGGGCAGTTGATTGACCTTTCCCAGCTATCAGACAGCGAAGAAAGTCTGTATCAGATAGTGACAACCGTCCTCGGTCTGAGCCACAAGGAAGTGGAGCAGGCTAGGGCGGTTGATGTCGTTATGCTCATTGGCTGGGTAACAGCAGAGGTCGAGCGCATCAACAAGCTCTTCGAGAGCACAGACACAGCGAAGCCAACGAGACTGGAGAAGGAGGCAGGCATCGATACCCTGCGGTTCGGACTATTCGGCATGCTGGACTGGTATGCGGTAAGGATGGGCATCAGCGACCACGACCAAGTATTAAAAACGCCATGGCTTCGCATCTACAAGTGCATGGAAATGGACAACAAGAGAAGCGTGTACGAGCGAAACCTGCAGAAGTTGCAAGCGGAAGAAATGAAACGTAAATCTAGATAATTATGGCAACAATCAGAGAAACATTAAAGCAGCTGGCAGCAGACACGCTACCAGACTACACCTACCTATTCGAGGACTGGGACACAGCAGACACCAAGCTGGAGAAACTGAACTATCCGGCAATCGTCTGCATCATCCCAGCCAGCGGCACGACAGAGATACGCAACGGCAGAGTATACGACACCGTAAACATTGCCCTGGCTTATCTCGACACCGTACCGAGAGCAGCGGAAGGAGAAGACAACGGAGAGTGCATCGACCGAATGAAGGTGGCAGGGGCAAGGATGATACGAGCCATCAACCAGTCGCACCAGTTCGAACCATTGGAAGGACAGCAGTACTACGAGACCATCATCGAGCGTCTGAGCACGATCGTGTCGGGCGTAATGTACTCCCTTCAGCTGACACAGAGCATAGGAGGGTGTGAGGTATGAGCAAGGGAGGCATTCAATTCGACCCAAAGGCGGCATCGCTCATCATGCGTGAGGAGGTTGAAAGAGCACGGCAGCTTATCATCAACCACATTCGTATCAACGGACAGAACGCATCAGGGCGAACGATAGCTAGCCTAAAGGTGGAGCAGCCCAGCGAGGAAGAAACCATCCTATGGGGACACAAGCCATTCGGAGTACTCGAGACCGGACGAAGGGCAGGAAAGATACCATACGGCTTCCGTAGCATCATCCGGCAGTGGATGAAAGACAAGGGACTGCACGGCAGACCTATCCCCTACAAAACCAAGCGGCAGCACAAGTATACACCACAAGAGCGTGGCGACATGAGCATGGCAGGAGCCATCGCCCACACCATCGCCAACAAGGGTTCTAAACTGCACCGGACGGGCGGCAGGGCTGACGTATACAGCAACGTTGTGCCCGACACGATGAAGCGGCTCGGGCAGCGACTTATTTTCTTAATCCACCAGTCGGTGGGAAGTATCAAACTAAACAATGAGACGGTATGAGACAGACAGTGAACAACGGATATTCTTTTTTTTACCCCGATGAAGTATACTTTGCATTTTTGCCTTGCATTATCAAAGCAAGTGGAAGTAACCTTTCGTGGATTGAGGTAATAATCAGATGTGGCAACAAGGAACGAGCCTACAATGTGGAGGCGTTCAACGGTGAGTGCATAACAGACTTCAAGACATACGTGCAAGCTCTTTTTGACGGACGTATCAATGCAGGCATGGACTGGACGATAAACTATGACGTCAATAACTTATCCAAGTACATAAGAGTTGAGGTTAACGCATACGATGACAGAGACGGACAGCTTGCGAGCATCGAATTCACTACGAACGTAGTATGGGGTGCGCCAAGGTTCGGGGAGACCTGGAACGGCTACAAACGCCTTACGTGGTTCACCAACTATCCGTTCTCTTTTGGTATGTATTTAAGTAAGGCGGACACCAAACTTCTTATAGGTTACGAGGGAGCACCCAACAAGCTGCTTGAGATTCCGAACACCGACATGATAGACTTCAATGCAGCCATCTTACCAAGCGGTGCAAGGTACTGGAACATCTACGACTACGATGGAGAGATTCAGCAGGGAACGTTTAACAATACTTTCGACCTTACTTTCTGTCTATCTGCCGGTGGCAAGCAGTCACTATTGCTGCGCATTGACAGAGACGATACCGAGAGCGGCATCTATCTGCGTTGGATTGACCGACACGGATTCATTCGCTATTGGCTATTTGCGTCTGTGGAGGAAACGAGAGAAATAGCCAGCGACCTGAGTTTCATACGCAACAATCTGTGTGGATACAGCGACATATACGGCTACGTTGGCGACAGCGGAAGAAGGCAGGGATACGAGCGCACGGATTCAATCAAACTTTGTGCCCCGTTGGTTGACAGTGATACGTTCGATATGCTGCAAGACCTAGCGAGCAGCCCAGTCGTAGACATGTACCTAGGGGGAGACTGGACGCAAGAGGAAGACCAGTGGATGAGCGTAACAATCAAGGCAGGAAGCTACACGAAGAGCACAGCTTGCTTGCAGGATTTCGTGTGCGAAATGATTATTAACAACATTAACGTTCAGAGACTATGATAGACCAGCAGCTTTACATTGACGGTGTTTTGATGGATTTGCCGGAGAACACCGATGTTGTGCTCGACATCAAGAGCAACCTTTTTCGTGACGTCACAAAAATGACCTCAAACTACACGTACACCATCCAGTTACCACGGACGGTGCATAATCTTTCAGTATTGCAGCAAGCGGACAGACCGAAGAGCGGCAGCAGATACCCCTATATTTTCCATAAGTGCAGTTATTTCCGTGTAGGTGTGCAAATTATCAAGGACGGACGATTGAACGTTCTGAGCATCGAGGAAAGCATCGAGGTTTCAATCTACTGGGGTATAATGCCAGCGTTCACGAAGCTACTGGAGAGCGGAATGAAACTGAACGAACTGGGAGTGACAGACAGAGTGCTTTTTGAAAAGTACAACACACCGAACACAAGGGAGGAAGCTGTGAGCAAGGGGATATTCTTTGCTTATTACAATCCATACCGAATTGAGAGCAAAGATAACTTTGGTATTAATCTGGTGCAGAGGAATAAATATACCACGACACAATACCCGCCTAGCCGTGGACGCATCAGAACTGGCGCAGAGGTCGGAAAGTACATCAGCGGAAATATAGAGAGCGCATCAAACATGATTTGTGCTCTTATCCCTTTCTTGCCATCATCAACGGCAAATGTGCAAGCGCAAGGAAAGGGCGATTACAGAAGCTATGCGGTACTGGATAAGTACATGCGAGTTCTATCCGTGAGCGGAGAAGATGAGACGCTGGAAGTATACACCATCAGAGGAGAGGCTAGAGCTGCATACCTCGTAGTGAATGCACCTGCCGAATATTACAGCACTCTGTCGCTATCAGTTACCGGGCTGACACCTATGCACGAAATGATAGATGGCGATAATAAGGAGGATTTCGTAGGCGATGATGTGGCGGTGGATGAATATAAAACGTCCCCAAAATTCTTGCAGCCATGTGTGACCGTAAACTGGCTATTGTCAAGGATAGCGAGGAAGTCGGGCGTATCTTTCGTTTGGCAGGATGATGAAGCAAAGAAAATGTTGAACAACCTTGTTGTGCCTATCATCAACAACAAGGCAGACGACAAGACAATTATCGGTAATCTGACCGCAGACGTTAAGAGCCGTGACGGACTGGGTGCGCTTTCCTTTTCCGTCAACAACTCATTGACATCAGTCACACCAAGCACTGGCAGCGATGTACAGAAACTGACGATAACGAAGGATTGCGAACTGACCTTTGATGTGCAAGTGCAATACTACGTCAGACATCAGTTTGAAGACGCAGCGGAGATTCAGTTGCCTATGGGCGTGAAAATGACCGTAACAACACCAAGTACCACCGGAGGTGAGGCATCCACGCAGGAATACGAGTTCGGAGATTTGAAGTACGAGGATGGACAGGTTAAGTACCCGGTCGTACTACGCAGATATGCTATCGATGGCTATCTTTATTTGCTTTCGGCAGGGACAAACACTATATCGCTAAAGAAGGACGATGTACTGACGTTTGAGACTATCATGCACGGAATAAACACAGTCAACATGCCTTCCGTTTATGGCGGCAAAATCACTGCGAGCGTCAAGAGTGGGGACAGCGTTCCGATTGGTGGAAGTTTCCCTATCGGCATAAACCTGCCTGAAATCGAGGTAACAAACTTCATTAAGTTTCTAGCTTTGATAACTGGCTCGTTCCCTAGGCAACTGACCAACAGCACGCAAGTGCAGTTTATCATGTTTACCAGAGTTTGGGCAAACAAGGCGAACGCCTACGACTGGAGCGGAAAACTCATTCCGTATGACCGCCAAGGTGCACCACGGAAAAGCGAGTATTCCGTTTCAGACTTTATGCAACACAACCGCTACAAGTGGAAGGAAGACGAAGAGACAACCGGGGACTATGATGCAGACCTCGTAATCAGCAACCAGACTTTGGGCTATGAGCAGGACACATGGACGCTACCTTTTGCAGCCAGCGATGACAACCGCATACCGATAAGAACACTTGATTCTTTCGGCATGAAGAATGGTGGAGAGTATAAGGGATGCAAGGAGCGGATAATGACGCTAAGAGATGATAAGGAGCAAGCTGCACTTCGATTTGATATTGACCTTCAGAACATATTCGATACGAAGTACAAGCAGCTTGCAGCAAGTATCGCCAGGGCGCACGTAATCACTGAACGGCTCAATCTGTCTGACTTGGATATTCTGGACTTTGATGAAACGAAGCCAGTGTACTTTGCCCAGTATGGTGCATATTTCGCAGTTCTTGAAATCAAGACAACAAACAGCGGCTATTGCGAGGTTACAATGATAGAGTTGAACAACTAAAAAGAACGAACTATGGTAAGTGAAGACAAACAGCAGATTCTTGACATTAAGGTCAAGTACGAGGATGCAATCTATGGCATCATCAGATACAAGGAGAAGATAGACCAGTTAAAGCAATCCATCAAGGACTTGCAGCAGCAGGAAAAAGACAAGACCATCACGACCAACGAAATGAAGGTGCAGACGGAAGCCATCAACGCAACCATCAAGGAGTACCAGTACAACGTGCGCACCTTGCGGAAGGAGATCCAGAACAACGTGCGCACAGAGAACGAGCAGGAGGGCAGCTTGAAACAGCTGCGTGCCCAGCTTTCAAATGCCACCAAGGCTTACGATGAGATGAGCCGTGCCGAGCGTGATAGTTCCAAGGGTCAGGAGATGCAGGAGCATATCCAAGACTTGATAGAGGAGCTGAAAGAGGCTGAGGAGGCTACTGGAAGATTCCAGCGCAGTGTCGGCAGCTATTACGATTCCATGATGAAGGCGGCTGACGACCTGCAGAACACCGAGTTTTTCGGTTTTGATGTTGTTGATGATACTGGAATCGGAAAGGTTATGGAAATGGGAAAGTCCGTGGAAGACCTAAAGGTAAAGTTTGGTGCGTTGAAAAATACGGCTCTTTCCTTATTGACCAACCCTTATTTCCTCGCTATGGCAGGTGTGGCAGGCGCAGGAATGGCATTCAAATGGTGGTATGACTACAACAAGGGATTGATGGAAGCCACACGACTGACGCAGCAGTTCACCGGATTGACCGGGGACGAAATGAAATCCGTGCGCAACGAGGCTCTTGCGGTATCCAATGCATTCGGTTTGGAATTCACGGAGACGATGCAGTCTGCCAATACGGTGAGCAAGGCTTTCGGCATTTCCGTTTCTGAGAGTTTGAAGATTATGCAAGACGGACTGGTGAGCGGAGCAAACGCTAACGGTGAGTTTCTCGACACGATTAAAGAATACCCGAGATACTTCAAGGAAGCCGGACTGAATGCAGAAGAAATGGTGGCAATATCAACGCAAGCGACCAAGGAAGGCATCTTCAGCGACAAGGGTGTTGATACAATCAAGGAAGGAAATCTACGACTTCGAGAAATGACAACCGCTACGGCTGCTGCACTTGACGGAATAGGTATTTCTTCCAAGCAAGTTCAGAAGGACTTGCAGGACGGAAGCAAGACCACATTTCAGGTTATGCAAGAGGTGGCTAATAAGCTAAAGGAACTCCCACAATCAAGTGCCGCTGTAGGTAGCGCAATTGCAAACATCTTCGGTGGTCCTGGAGAGGATGCCGGACTTGCTTATATTGAGATGCTCGGAAATATCGAACTTGATATGGACAAAGTGAAGGCAAAGTCCGGGGATATTGCCAAGGCACAAGAAGACGAATTGAATGCAACCAAGGAATTGCAGGACGCAATGGCTTCTTTGTTTGATTATACCGGGGGTGGATTCGAGAAGATGAAGGCTCAGTTGTCAACGATTGCGAAGAAATCACTTACGGCAGTTATCAAGGGAGTGGTGAAGGCGATAAACTACTTCATCGATTGGTATAATAACAGCCTTCTCCTTCGAGGTATCATCAATGCGCTCGGCACAAGTTTCCGCTTGATGTGGAACGCAATCAAGCTTGTATGCAATCTTGGAATAGACGCATTCAAGAGGATGGGCTTTGCAGCCAAGGGCATGCTTGATATTCTCGAAGGTATCGTGACCTTCGACCTATCCAAGGCACAGAAGGGATTCAAGGAGATATTCGATATATCCGGCACAATCAAGGAAGCATGGCACGACATCAAGAACGCTGGTATCGAGATAGGAAACTCATTCGCAGACGGATTCGAGAACACCGTGAACGGAAGGCTCGAGCACATAAAGCTAGCCAGCGTGAACGGTGGAGCGACCAGCAGCGAGCCAGTGAGCGGAAACAAGGGAACGACACCAGCAGCAGCCAAGGGCAGCACTGCCAAGACCAAGGCACAGAGAGCCAAGGAAGAAGCAGAAGCAAAGGCAGAGGCAGAGCGCAAAAAGAAGCAGGAAAAAGAATTGCAGGAAGCGATTGCGCTTATCCAGTATCAGTACAACGAGCAAGTAATGGACGCAAAGAAGCGATACCTCGCAGGCATGTACGACAACGACCGAGACTACGACAACGACCTCGAACAGCTGGAGAAGAACATGGTAGCGAGGAGCATTGACGCATACGTGGCGGCTGGTGAGATAGGAGCGGAAAAGGCGCAGGAAATGCAGGCAAAACTTCTCGACATAATGATTAAGGCGAAAGCGGACTTGAAGAATCAAGCCAAGGAGATTGTGGACGAACTCAACAAGGAGTTCGAGGAAGCGGAAAAGGCACGCAAGGATGCGGACATCATGAACGGTGGCACTGGAGAGGAAGACGATGCAGCCAAGCTGGAGAGATACAAGGCTTTCCTTCAGAGCAAGATGGACGCCTACAAGGACTATGCAGCCGTGCAGGAGCAGCTGCAGAAGGATTTGAGCGATTCCGAAGTCAAGGAGCAAGAGGAAGCCAACAAGAAAAAGGCAGCTTTGCAGGAGGAGCAACTGAAAATGATGAGCGACATGATACAGACCATGGGAGACGGTCTGTCCGAGTTCTTCGAGAGCGAGGATAAATCGCTGCACTCATTCCTCAAATCGATGCTGACATCAATACTTGACGCAATCGAAATAGCAGTTAACGCTTACTATGCACAGATCCTCGCCAAGGAGATTGCGAGCAAGTCGTGGGGAGGTGTTGCGAGTGCAGCTGCGTTGATGGTACTTATCAAAGCAGCCTTTTCAGGAGCAAAAGCACTCGTCAAGGGATTCTCCACTGGTGGATATGTGCAGGGAGCAGGCACCGGAACGAGCGACAGCATCCCGGCAAGGCTCTCCAATGGCGAGAGCGTAATGACCGCCAAGGCGACATCGATGTTCAGTCCGATATTATCCGCATTCAACCAGCTAGGCGGTGGCGTACCTATCGTAGTAAATAACGGAGGCAGCAATATCGGCATGGATATGCTGGCGGCAGCTGTAGCAAGAGGGTATCAGATGGCTCCTCAGCCAGTAGTGAGCGTTGAGGAGATAAACCGAACCCAGCGGAGAGTGCAGACGATAGAGAATATCGGCAGGATTTAAAGTGTAGTTATTTCTTTAAGATTTGCGTTCTGAGCGGTTTTTGCTTAAAGGTGGTAAAGTTACACACCCAAGGCAATAAAAGCCGCTTAGAAAGCAAAATTTCGGCTTGTTTAGAAAAATTAACTGCTTACGAGATAAACATATTGAAAAATATCGTATCTTTGCAGCGTTTTAAAACTTAAAAAATCAATATTCAATGGCAAAACTCAGAATATACAACGACATCGACAGCCAAGACAACAAGTTCTGGTATCAATGGTGGGGAGGCGATTGCGTATGTTTTCAAGATATAGATGCTTTTGCGGCAAGCATACCGAAAGACGATGATTCAATCGATATGCGCATCTTCTGCAATGGCGGCTCTGTGATTGAAGGCTGGGCAATCTACGACCGACTGCGACAGAGCGGCAAGAAGATTTCCTGCACCGTGGAGGGCAAGGCAGCATCCATGGCAACAATCATCATGCTCGCAGCACCAAAGGAGAACCGCAAGGCATACGAGAACGCTGCCTTCCTCCTGCACAACCCATATGTTCCTGGCTTTCTTTTAGGCGACCAGCTGAACGCAAAGGACTTGAAAAACCAGAGCGAGGAATTGCAGATGTGGCAGGATATGATGGTGGACGCATACGTAGAGCGGTGCGAGTGCGATAGGGAAGAGATTCAAGCCCTGATGGACAAGGACATCTTCATCAACACCAGCGAGGCTTTGCGCCTAGGTCTTATCAGCAGCACCATTGTACCACTCAGCGCAAGCGCATCAAAACGCAACATAGAAAATTTTATTAATTCAAAACAACAAAATCCAAAAGCAATGGAGAAGAAAACAGAAGTAAAGGCTTCTCTCCTCGACAAGATTCTCGCTAAGTTTGGCGTGAAGACACTGGAGGAAGCAGAGCAGGCGTTGGCAGAGCCACAAGCCAAGGCAGAGCCAAAGGCGATGGAACTCAACACAGCAGACGGACAGACACTGACCGTTGAGCGTGAAGAGGGAGATCCACAAGTTGGCGACAAGGCAAGTCCTGACGGAACGTTTGAGATGCCCGATGGCAAGACAATTGTTGTCGAGGACGGTGTAATTACCGACATTCAGACCGCAGGCAATGAAGGCGGTGAAGGCAATGAAGGCGGTGAAGGCAATGAAGGCGGTGAAGGCGGCAGCGCATCAAGCACCGACAACGAAACCGTAGCCAAGTTGAAGCAGCAGGTAGCAGCACTCAAACAGCAGTTGAACGACACCAAGGCACAGCTGGCAGGCGCACAGAAACTCGCAAAGAGCAAGGAAGACATGCGCATCCTGAATGCCGTGAAGATGGCAGGCGGTGCTGAGAAGGTGTTGGCAGGCTACAGCAGCCACTACCAGCCAGCACAGCGACAGCCAAGCGGCAAGGGCGCAGGCGACAACGTGAACCCAGTCGAGGAAGGTAAGAACGCCATCAAGGAGAGACTTGCCAAGCTCCACAAAAAGGGCAAGAAGTAACCAAGTATTAACCCATTAAATCAAAAGAAAATAATGGCAGGATTTACAAAACAGCAACTCGAGAACCTTAAACTCGAGCCAGAAAACCTCGCAAGCATCAAGGATGCCGTGCAGGAAACCTTCTACAACGATGAAGACTTCTCTTCATTCGTGAACATTCAGAAGGTCAAAGAGAAAGACCCTATCGCTCTTCTCGGAGAGATGGAAATGGTCGGTAAGAAGGGTGGCGGTTGCGACCCTACCTACGAAGAGAAGGGTATCGCCAACTCTCAGAAGCGTTGGGAACTCGGACAGTGGGAAATCCCTCTCAAGATTTGCTACGAGGCATTGAAGGGAACCATCGCAGAGTATTCATTGAAGACTGGTACAGCCATTGGCGACCTCATCAGCACCGACTTCATGACAATCTATGCAGATGCACTCCAGCGAGCCATGCAGCAGATGATTTGGCGTTTCGGCTGGCTTGGCGACAAGGAAGCAACACTGGCAAGTGAAGAAGGTGGCGGTGGCGGCAAGCTGACGGCAGGCTTAGATGTCAGTAATTTCAACGTCTGCGATGGTCTGTTCAAGCGCATCTTTACAGCCACAGCGACAAAGAACCATACCACCATCGCAGCCAACAGCGAGACCACGGCAGCATTGCAGATTTCTGCATTGCGCAAGAGTGGTGCGGCTACTACACTTGTAGACACCATTTTGATGGATGCAGACACACGTATCGTTGACGACAGCGATGCCGTATTGCTCATGACACGCTCGCTTGCTGACGCATTGACCTACGACCTCAAGAAGACCTACCACGACATTATGCCATGGGAGAAGTTGTTCGATGGCTTCGAAGTAGCGACCTACAACGGAGTGAAGATTGCACGTGTCGGCATTTGGGACAGAATGATTAAAGCATACGAGAAGGGCGCAACGACAGTCAACCTTCCACACCGTGCGGTATTCTGCAACCCTAAGCACCTTATGATTGGTACAGACGCAGACAATCTCATTAGCGACCTCGACATCTGGTTCGACAAGAAGGAGCGCAGGAACTATCTCTACGTTACCGGTAAGATTGGCACGGCTCTCCTCGAAGAGGATATGATCCATGCAGCTTACTAACCGCACCAAATTTTCAGTTTAGTATTAAGTTATTTGACAATCCTCAACACCCACAAAACGGTGTTGGGGATATAACAATTTTAAAACGAATTAATATGACAACAACTTGCGAGAGCCTTATCGCCCAGGACATCATCGTCCCTTGCGAAGACCAAGTAACAAAGGGACTGGAGGGCGATGGACTTATCATCAACCGAGACGACATCGACTTCACCAAGTCCGTTGTAGCGGGCAATATAATTAAAACATTAGTTTTGAAGACTGGCAAGAAAGCATACGCTATCCGGCAGGAAGGCAGCAAGCCATTCACTGGAACCAAGACCGAGCTGACCGTTGGCACGTATCGCAACAGCTGGAAGAATACCGTAGCAGTCGTGGTATTGGCAAACACACCTGACGTTTGCGCAAATATCATTGACGGACTGGCGAACGGAAAGTTCGTTATCATCCTGCGCAACCTCTCAAAGGGAGCGGACGGAAATGCAGAGTATCAGGTGTTCGGATATGCGCAGGCACTGAAGGCAAGCGCAGGCGAGAACGACAAGTACTCAGACGACACCGAGGGTGGCTGGCTTATCACGCTGGAAGAGGAGAGCGTACCGAAGGCAGCTTATTTCTTCTTCGATACAGACAGCGAGACCACAGCAGCCAAGTATAAGAGCCTTCTGACGGAAGCAGCAGCGTAGCCTATGACATACAAGGAAGCAACAGCCAAGGTCGGGGAGTTGAAGGAACGTTTCGACAGTCCCTTTGATGCAACCGACAAGGCAGTTATCGAAACTCTATATTTCGAGGTAACACGAAAGCGGTTTGTTCCGACAACCTGCCAGCAGTGTTACCACGATGCTTTGATTGAAATTTATCTAAAACTCAAAAAAGAAAAGGCAATGCCAAAAACATGTAATTACGCCATGAAGGCAGGTTTCATCATTTCCTGCCCGGATTTCTACCATGGTAAGATTTTCACGAATGAGAACCTGACCGACAAGGTAGCGCACGAATATCTGACGAAGTACCCACACATGGAGAGCTACTTTCAGAAGATACCCAGCGATGAACTCATCGAGAACAAGCAGCAGCCAGAAGGCAGCGACAGCGGTGCAGATGATACCACCGGGAAAGATCCTGCCGAAAAAGCAGCAGGCAGCGAAAAGAAAAAAGACCTCGACCAAGCCGAGAAAGCAGGCAAGGAAGAAGAGTAAAACAACAAGTAAAACGACACAAGCAGTATGAACGTTAAGACAGTTAAAAAGCCAAAGCGAAGGGTTGATATTGGCTACGTCAGCCGATTCAAGATGCAGGCATACGGATATGATAATCTATATCCGCAGAACCTCGCACGCATTACGGAAGCCAGCGGTACGGCAATGCTGTGCCTTAACCGATATGCCCGATTCATTGAGGGCTACGGCTTTGATAGCGACATTCTAGCAGCGTTAGCGATGAACCAGCAAGGGGACACGGCAGACGATTTGCTTCGAAACGTAGCGCAAGACCTCGCACGCTTTGGAGGCTTTGCCCTTCATGTAAACTACAACGTTCTAGGGCAGGTGTCGAGCGTGAGCCACGTACCCTTTGAGAATTGCCGCCTTGAAGAGACGGACGACAAAGGGAACGTGGCGCACGTCTTGCTGCATCCAGACTGGGAGCAGAAGAAAACGAGGAACGGAAAGCGTTTGATGGTGAACGAGAAGACAATCGAGCGCATCAACGTCTTCAACCCCGACCCGGACATCGTTCTCGAACAGATTGAGAACGCTGGCGGCATCGACAGCTACAAGGGACAGATTCTGTGGCAGAGCCTAGACGGAAAGTTCATCTATCCGACAGCCAGCTACGATTCTGCCATCACGGAGATTTCGACCGATGAGGGACTGGGTAACGTCAAGATGCGAAACGTCCGCAACAACTTCCTCGTATCGTGTATGCTCGTAACCAAGAAGGGCGTGCCTAAGTTCAACGAGAAAGGCGAAGAGGTGGAGAGCGGACAGATGATTTCCGATGAAGACCTTTTGCAGTTCCAAGGGGACGAGAACACAGCGAAGATTCTTGCGGTCGAGGTTGAGAACGAGGAAGACGAGCCGAAGGTTGTTGCTTTCCCAACGAAGAACTTCGACAAGGAGTTTTCCGTGACCGACAGCAGCGTTATCGAACGCATCTATGCCCAGTTTCACCAAGAACTCTTCTACTCCATCCGTATTGGCAAGCTGGGATTCAGCGGACAAGTTATGCAGGACGCTTACGAATACTATGCAGGCGAAGTGACGACCGAGCAGCGTTTCATCGAGCGATCCTTCAAGAAGATTTTTAAGAACTGGCAAGACCCAGCCATTCAGAACCTAGACCCAAAGCTACAGCCGTTGAAGTATATCAGCAGCGAGGTTGCAGGGAACAACACGATAGATTAATTGATTGAGCCTATGGGAGAGCAAAGAAAACAACTTATCACGGTTGATCAGTTCCGAAAACTGGCACGACCGACCAGCACACACCTAGATGAGGATGAAGTGAACGCATACATTCGAGAATGCGAAGATGCGAACATCATACCAGCCATCGGGTATGAGCGGTTCAAGGCAGCGACCGAGCAGGGAGAGTGGGGCGATTCAGTCTTGCCCGATTTTCAGCCTGCAACTTTCCTGGACGGTGGCGAATACACCACCAAGAAGGAGGGCGATTGCAGCCAAGGCGAAACCAAGGTGCAGAAGTACACAAGCGGAATACGCAAGGCACTCGCTTACTTCACGTATGCGAGGTTTTTTCGTGCCGATGGCACAATTATAAGCCGAGCAGGTGGAATGCGCCACAGAGACGATTATTCAGACCATGTTCAAGACGTTTCAAGCAACAAGCAGTACAACGACATCATGGATATGGCAGAAAGATATTTATCAGATGCTCTCGAGTATCTCAAGGCATTCACCTCGAAAGGAGAAGTGAAGGCACAGCGAGGAACAAGGGCACACATTCACGCAATAGGCAACTAAAAGCATATAAGTTATGAACGAGGATATTCAAAAAATGCTCCGTATGGCAGAGCTGATACGAGATGCAACGCAGGTTGGAGAAAACACAGCGGTGCGTGTCGGCACGGAAATTTACGACATCGTTGTCGAGTTAAGCAGGATGCTTGCCATGATGGACGATAAACTGGAGAACGATGCGGTCGTTAGGATTATCAAGAGTGAACTCGCCAAGATAACAATAACGGAAGCGCAAATTGCGGATGGGGCGATAACGGCAGCGAAGCTTGCCGATGGCTCTGTAAAGAACAGACACCTAGCATCCAATTGTGTGACCTCAGATAAAATACAACCGGGAGCGGTCAAACACGACCATCTGACCGAGGACTGTATATCAACTGGAAACATCAGAGACGGCAGCGTGACAGCAAAAAAACTCGGCACGGATATCTACAAGGATATCGCAAACAAAGTGACCGACATCGTGACGAAGGACTTCCCTCCAGCAATCACGGAGGAACAGATAACAGATATTACTAGTAAATAACAATTTAAAACAATAGATTATGCAATTTTTAGACGCAATAGGCTTAGCCTATTTCTGGGAGAAGATTAAAGCTTCGTTCGTCAGCACTAAAGGAGAAAGTGTAATTAATACGGATGACGATAATTCTGGACTGTCAGTCAAGAATAAAGGCTCTGCAACTACAACTCTTACGCCATCAGGCTTCGTCTCTTATAATAATATTGGTGACGAAACAGATATGGTTGCCCGTCTTCAATATGGGGATTTGCTATTAAGTAAAATACACCTAAAACACGGAACTTCTTCGCAGATCCTTATCGCCGATGGCTCTACCAAGACTATTAATGCAGCCAACGGCATTTGTGGACTTGATGCCAACGGAAGAATCCCGCTCGCACAACTTGGCAACCTCGATACATCTTTGTTCAAGTTGGTAACCAGCCTTCCTTCATCGGGCGAGAGTAACAAGATATACATCGTTAAGGACGGAAGCGATGCCAACGATGTGTATCAAGAGTATTACTATACCAATGGTGCGTGGGAAAAAATCGGTACTCACACCGTGAAGGTCGATTTAACGCCTTACGCCAAAAAGACGGAAGCGGTAAAAAATGTGGTTTTCAGAGGTGTAGAATCCGATGGGTCTCAAACTTCAAACACTGCATCTCGAAATCTTGTATATACACTAGGTGATGGGAGTGAGAAAGTAGTGGATGTACCTCTTGCTGAACCCAGAACTACTGGGGGAAGACCTTATCCTGGTCAAAACGGCTTCATGAGATCCTCCGATAAGGCTAAGCTAGATGGCATTGCGGATGGTGCAAACAATTACACCCTGCCTACTGCCAGTGCATCGGTGTTGGGTGGTATTCTTATAGGTTATGGTACAAGCGGTCGTAATTATGCCGTCCTGCTAGATGGAAGCGGTAAGGCTTATGTTAATGTTCCGTGGACTGATACAAACACCACCTACGACTTGTCGCCTTATGCTAAGACGGCAGACGTAAACAAGGCACTGGCAAAAAAGGTTGACGTGGTAAGCGGGAAGGGGCTTTCGACCGAAGACTTCACGACAGCACTCAAAACCAAGTTGAACGGCATCGCCACTGGCGCAACAGCAGACAGCGCAATCCCAATATCGGTAATTGATGCATTAAATTAGAAAGGGGGTTTATATGAATTTCTTAGATGAAAGTGGACTAAAGAAGCTTTGGACGAAAATAAAAGCAAGTTTTAGCACAGCTATTGTTGAAAGTTCTCAAAATTCAAACATTCCATTTGTTGCAAATCATCAAATTGTTAACGTGAATAGTTCAGGTCGTATCAACGTATTTAACTGGTTTCAAAAGGCATCGGAAGGAGGCATCCTGGAGGTAGTCTTTACAGGAGCGCAAGAATGTCGCACTTATTGCAGCCAGGCTGGTATTAGCGTTCTGCTTAAAATGAAAGAAACATCAAATGGTCCAATTCTTAGTAGGATTGAGTTTTTGGAAACGGCATACAATACCTATGCACGCTTAATTAAGATTAGTAATGTTAGTCTTCTTGTCGCAGAGTTTGTTCAAAACAAGTAAAACTAAAATAATTTTAAAATACACTATTATGAGAAAAAGTACTGGTAGAGCAAAACCAGTAACTCCTAAAGCAGGAGTTACTAAAACCTCAAGAAGATATGCTTGTGGTGGTAAACTTGAACTATAAGTCGCTGACTTTAGAAATTTAAAAGTAAGACAATATGAAGAAGAAACAATTACACGAAGCACTGGCTGTGCTTCTTACTAAATTATCATCGGCAAGGGACAACCCCTTGCTGATGGATAACTACGCAGTAAAAGCCTTGCGCACGGTTCTTTTGAATTTCAAGGAATCGGGCGAGCTTCACGAAGCATACAAGGAGCAGATACAATCCACGCTGGAGAGTGACAACCCCTGGGTAGCTATGATGATGAAGTCAATTGGCGCAGATCCTTCTATTAAGAAGAGTATGACCGATGAAGCCATTGACGGAATGATTGATTCTATGTTGGGCAACGATTAAAACATTTTATTATGAATGACAAGGAGAAAGAACTATGGCGAGTTATAGACAACGTAATCAAGTGTTGTGCTATTGAACTGCAGAACGGAGAGTTGAGTATTACGAGAGAAGACGTTCTCGGCAAGTCTAGAGCTGAAAATCTCGTAATGGCAAGATGTATGGTCGTTGAGCAGATGATACACGCAGGATTCAGCATAACGACCATTGCGACCGTTCTGAACCGCACCGTTTCAGCAGTGAGACATCTTAGCAAGATGTCTTACACCTATATCAGTACGTCTCGAGTTTATCGACTTGCCACGGCACAAGCGACCCTTCTAAACAAGGACGTTGAGCCGATTTGTATTTAAGAAACAAAAAGAAAATAACCAAAAGCGTTCTTTGACAATAATTCGATAAATACCCCTGCACTAACTTTTTGGAGCGAGCCAAAAATCAGAGTAACTTTGCAGCGGATTCCAATATTTGGCTTCCGTAACGTAATTAACTCAAAATTATATGGCAGACACTATCGAGAAAGTTTATTGCACTGGGGACAGTGGCAATGACAACCTAGCAGCAGCCTTGCTCGCTAGAGGTAGAGACAATGATCCAGCGACTATGCTGGCAGCAATGAACGGTGGTATGGGTGGAGGTTGGAACAACCCATTCGCCTACATGATGATGTTGGGAATGTTCCGCTTCATGTACGGTGATGGCTGGAACGGACAGAACGGAAACGTTCAGAGAGCCGAAATCCAGTCTCAGATTGACAGCCTTCGCAACCAGATGGCAGACAACCACAACAGCGACTTGTTGATGGGAGCAATCCAGGGCAACAACCAAGACTTGAAGACCTTGGCGGCTAACTTGAACTGCGACTTCAACGCATTGCAGGCTTCTGTTTGCGGCATTCAGGCAGGCATCCAGCAGATAAGCGGACAAGTCGGTTATTCGGCAGAGCGAGTAATCAATGCTATCTCGCAGGGTAACTTGCAGATGACCATTGCACTGAAGGACTGCTGCTGCCAGACCCAGCAAAACATCATCCGTATGGGCTACGAGCAGCAACTGGGACAGAAGGACATCGTGAACACCTTGCAGCAGAATTTCGCCTACACCAATACTGGTGTGGAGCGTGCGGCAAGCAGTCTCAGCAACCTTATCCAGTCGGTCGTTTGCGACTTGAAGACCTCGGGCAAGGAGAATACTCAGCGCATCGTTGATGTTCTGAACAACCACTGGGAGCAAGACCTTCGCATCCAGCTGGAGGACAGCAAGCGCAGAGAGCAGACTGGTTTCATCATCCAGCAGCTGAAGACCACCACAACCACAACTGGAGCGTAGTAGGTCTAAACAAAATCTATCAAGGGGCAACTCGCTGTGTTACCAGCGAGACCCCTTTTTGTCTATTTATCGAATTATCTAAAAAGAGCGCATTATGGAATTTAAGAATATACAAAGAAATCACCCGGTCTATCTGCTAGACAAGCAGACGGTGGAAGTTAAGGAAGGCAAGGTCGTAGACAACCAGCCGCACATCAACACTGGCATCGCAACCATTTCCAGCAGCGGACAGTCAATGCGAGACGTAACAATCGAGGTGGAGGGAAAGCAGACCATCTACACCATACCCGAACACCTCGGAGTTACCTTTGCAGGCGAAATCGTACTGGCAACTGACAAGGCAGACCTTTTGCCCGAAGTTGGGAAATTGGTAAATGAAGCCGATGAGATAATCAAGGCATACGAGCCAAGCAAGGAGCGGAAAGCCAAGGGCGAGGAACTTCTTGCAGCTTTGAACCCGGCAATCAAGGAGAAGCAGGAAACGGAAAAGCGTTTCAAGGCACTTGAGGGCGATATAAGCGGCATTCGTGGCATGGTTAAGCAATTACTCGACAAACTAGGATAGGAGGGCGCACAATGAAGAAAATAATCGTTTTGCGCCATTCTTGCGGCAGCGAGGAAGAGCGACACCAGCACCAAGAGAGCGACATCATCCACGGCTTGCCATACGAGAAGGCAGCAAAGGCACTCATGGGAGCCAGTGGGTACGTGGCATACGTTGCCAAGCACGGCTACCATTTTACGAAGCAGCTAGCAATCAAGGCAAGCGAGCAGATGAAGAACGTAGACGGAACGAGCCACCGTTGGACGGTAGACGAAATCCGGCTGGCAACAAACAACGAGATAATCTCGAAGGGCACGACCCTCGGGGATATTCTCTATTTGGCTAATATGGCTTATGCGGACTTCTACCCGAAGGTAATCAAGACCGAGAGCGACTGCGTACAGTATGCTATTGCCGTAGCCAGTGATCCGGACGGATACGAGGGTATGGCATTCTGCAGGTGGACGGCAGACATCATCGGAAAGGGCGTTACCATTGACTGGGAAAAATTGGAATAAACCAAAAAAATTAATTGATATGAGCGAAGTATTTCACGATTTTCAGGTGCACCACCTTTATTTGTGCGCCCTAGTAATTTTTATCTGTTTCGCTACAATTCTGATAGCGATGACAATTGACCTGATAGCAGGCATACAGAAGGCGAAGGAACTGCATGTTGCAAGAACGTCAACCGGGTTGAAGAAGACGTGCGACAAGGCGAAGAAGTATTTCCCGACATTCGGTATCGCTTCGCTTATGGACGTTGCTACGTGTGTTATCTCTCCATTTCCCATGTTCTCCATCGCCTGGACGGTTTATCTGCTTCTGTGTGAGTTCAAGAGCATCAGGGAGAAGGCATACGAGAAGGCAGAGATACGCAAGCAAGACCGCACGATGCAAGTAATACTGGAGAATAAGGACGAGATTGCGAAGGCGGTTGTCGAGATTATGAAGGAAGAAAGGAAGAAAGGAGGAGACAATGAGGATAACTAGAGCGCAACTTCTAAAGGTAATGCCGAATGCAGGCAGCAGGGCAGACACCTATCTTCCAATCATAAACGGATGGGCAGAGCATTTCCACATCAATACGAAACTTCGCATGGCTCATTATCTTGCGCAAATAGCGCACGAATCCGGTGAGCTCAGATACACCAAAGAACTGGCAAGCGGCAGAGCCTACGAGGGCAGGAAAGACCTCGGCAACACCCAGCAGGGCGATGGCGTGAAGTACAAGGGCAGAGGATTGATACAGATTACCGGGCGAGCCAACTACCGGAAATATGCTAATTATTGCGGCTTCGATGTTGTGGGCAGTCCCGAACTTCTGGAGCGTTCTCTGGGAGCAACGAAATCCTCGATGTGGGTATTCGACACCTTCGGCTGCAATGAGTTGGCAGACCAAGACAACTTGAAGGCTATCAGAAGGAAGATAAACGGAGGGTACAACGGACTGGCAGCCTGCGAGAAGTATTTGAAGCGAGCCAAGGAAGCCTTAAAAATCAAGGTGCTTGCGTAATAAACACATCAATCAAACATTTCAAAGTATGGAAAATTCAAGGAAAGGGCGAAATTTGCGTTCTGCGGCGTTATTTTTCGCAATGCTTATAATTACCCCACTTTTGATTTTGGGCTGTTCCTGCGCAAAAACAGCCGCAAATAACACGGTTTATCACGACAGCGTACACACCAGTATAAGACGTGACAGCGTGAACCAGCGACAGATCCACTGGCAGGACACACGGCAGCATGACAGCATATTCAAGCAGGACAGCGTGCTGGTATACATCAATGGAGACACCATTATAAAGGAGCGGTGGCATAATCTTACGACTACCAGATGGAGGACAACGACCAAGACGGACACCATCGTGGGCGACATCTACAAATTCGTGACCGACACCGTGAAGGTCAAGTATTACGTCAACCGATACAAGACCAAGGAGGTGGAGAAGCCAGCGAGCACATGGCACAAGATAAGGCTATTCATTGGCGATTGCGTGATTCTGTTTCTGTTCCTTCTTGCGGTTAACTGGATAAAGGAGCGCATCAAGAAGAGAGTTCAATAGGTTCAATCATAATATCAATTTTTAGAAGGGCAGGAAGCGCAGGAGAGCGTTTTTCTGCCCATTTTTTGTGCGTAGAACACTTTTCATTGAGAGAAAAGGGGTAGGGGTTATGAGAGTTAGATTATATTCATTCTAACTAATGCGTGCAGGTTATTATTATATAGAGCGTGGAAAGCGTACCGAAAACAGCCAAAAGCGTACCGAAAACAGCCGGAAACGACCAAAAACGACCGAAAATAGCCATGCTTACGACATAAACAGCCAATAAAAGTTAAAATATTAATATCTTTCGGGAAAAGTTTTGGTAGAACCGAAAAATATTAATATCTTTGCATCGTGTTTAGGAGATAAGCACATTAAACATTTAGTAACTTAAGCCCTACGCATCACGGTCAAGCGGAAAATATGAAGAAAATTGAAGTGACAACTTTGAAACAGTTTGTTGACTATATCAACGAGCATAACGAATGGCAACTCGATGCAAAAGATATAATCAATAGTAACCGATGGCAAGACCTCCGAGGATACAACAACGGTTGTATATGCGCTGACGAAGAGGGATGCAATCTGGTTGTTATCAATTATAAAGGAAAGGCAGAAATCTGTGACGCATGTGAATGGTTCGGGTTTGATGAAGATGAGGAAGAGTTGTAAATAATAAAAACCAATGAAAATGAAAAAGTCAAATTCAAACATTTTAGAGTTCACTACAAAGTTCATCAACTCTAACTTCCGTATTAAGGTCTTCGGACGCACAGAGGATGGCAAGAAGATAAACACACTCGTAGGAGTGAGCGGAATCTTGAAGCTCATCGGAGCGGAACTCTTCAACAAGTTCATCAAGCGAGCATTGAAGGCTGGTATGGACGCTTGCCGCTGCGCACTCAGAAGAGGATTGGTTGTAACATTGTACGCAAAGTAAGAAAGGAGAGATGAGTTATGGAAATAGCAATCAACGGAATGAAGGCGGTAGGCTACTTCAAGGATGAGGATAAATTCATCAAGCGTGGCGAGTACAAGGAGACCGAACTAGACAAGCGCAAGCGTGAAGTGGACTTCTTGATATTAGGTGTTGGCAACCGTTGGGAGATACGTTTCAACCACCCAGTGAGCCTAAAGGAGAACAGAAGCATCAAGAAGGGCGAGTGTTCTGATAATGTTTACTTCGTTACATCTAACGCTTTGGAGAAGCTAAAGAAACAATACTCTTACGAGTGTGATTTTTAATAACCAGCTGGGGAGCAATCCCCAGCGCAAAGAAACAAGATATGGAAATTTTAGAAACTATGACATTTACCAAGGCGGTTGATGGTTCAACTAAGGTTTTGGGTACTTATTTATATGTTGAAGGTAGTCAGATGCTTAGAGATAGAAAGAGGTATCTTATAAAGAGAGGATACTTGTATGATAAAGCAACCAAGAGATACGAAAAGCATTTTAAGGGCGGCAATATAACTACTATTACGTTCACGAAAAAATAATGAAGATATGTTAGCACTTCTAAGAGCGGAAGACCGCAAGAGAAATGTTGTAGGGATAAAAGAAATTGATTTCGACAACAAAAAACAAAGAATGATGCAAGCAAAGGTGTTCGGGCGCAACGTAGGGGCATTTAAAGTTTACATTAGCTGGGCGACTGGCATGGAGATATATACCCCTTCCGAACATTGCTTTGAGAGAATAAACAGATAACAATTTCAACAGAATTATTAACCAGCAGGGTGCAAGCCCTGCACAATTTATCAAGATATGAAGGAATACGACAAGATGCCGGCACAAGCAGTGGTCGAGGTAACGACCAGCTGGGGAAGAACCTGCCTGCGAGAGATTGGGCGAGACCTAAAGGAAGGCACGGTGCTCGATGGCTATTATTATCCGGTAAGCAAGGCTTTCGATTTCGAATGGAAGGGAGAGGGCGCAATGCTGTGGATCGGGGACAACGGAAGGCTTGTCAGTCTTGGAGAAGGGCAGAAGCATAAATACATGATGCTTGGTCGTCTATTATCCGATTGCAAGTACTTCCTTCGCAACCCATACGAGCGACACCTCTATTTCCCGAGTATCGCCCGGCATTGCAAGGAAATGCGACAGTACTGGCTGTCGTTGAATATCAAGCCGGAGTGGCTAAGCTACAAGCAGATTGGCAAGCTGGAGCACAAGATGAACAGAATGAAAACGAAGTTGGACAGACAATTAAAAAAAGACAGAAGACAATTACAGAACAAGAGTACAGAGAAGCCCTGCACAGAATCAAGGTGAAGGCAGAGAATGAAAGAAGAATGCTGGCAAAGGAATTTGCCACGGAGCACAACCCGGTTAAGGTTGGCGATTATATCAGCGACTGCTTCGACACGATAAGGGTTGAAGGTTGGGGTATTTCACGTAGAGGCTACGATTACAACTCCTTGCCTTGCCTGGTATATCAAGGCGAGACCTGCAAGAAGGATGGAACTCCACGCAAGCACCCGAAGAAGTGCAGCGTCGAGCAGCGCAACCTCTTGCGAGTAAATGGAGAACCAGTAAAAAATGGCGGATATGGAGAATAATAGAAGAAACATCAAGAGAACGAAGAAGGGTGCTGGCGCAACGGTCAAGCTAGTTGGCATACAGATAGACAACGACCTGCTGCCTTTCCTCAACGCATTGCCCAACAAGTCACGATTCATCAATGATTTGTTGAGAAAGAAATTTTTTGGTAAATAATTTTGTGGTTTCAAAGGAAAAGCGTACCTTTGCATCACTGAATGTTTAAAGTGGTCTCCACTTATTACCCCAGCGGCTCGACTTTTTTACCGCTGGGGTATTTTTTTTTGCCCATTTCAAGCCGCAAATGTAAAATAACATTAAAATAACAATAAAATAAAAAGAAAATCGTTTGAAAATTTGGTAGAACCGAAAAATATTAATATCTTTGCAGTGTGTTTAAGAGATAAGCACTTTAAACATTCAGTAACTTTCAGCCCTAGGCAACACGGTTAAGCCAAAGAAAATGAAAAAAATCGAAGAAGAATTAGACAAGACTGGTTATCGTTATCGTGACAACGAGGATGGAACATACGATGTATGCTATGACCACAACCAAGATTCTTTCTTTTCACCCCTACATAGTTATCATGTAGCAACCATTAAGGAAGATGAAAACTTGTGGTACATTGACAATAATGAAGGCGCAGGATGGGGAGAATATCCTAAAGAGGATTGGACTTTGGAAAAAGCTATCTACGACCAGTGTATTGACGAACATATTAACTAATTATAAATTATATAAAAGGGGACTGACGAAAGCCAGCCCCTTTTTTTTGTTCCGCAAGCAGCCCGACCACCTGCATTCTATCTATGTTTTTGTACTCTTTCTTTCGATTTGCCCCGAAATTTGCGTTTTGAGCCGCTTACGTGGTAAGCAAGTAAAACTATCCCCGAAAACAATTTGAGCCGTTTCTGCGGCAAATTCGCAAGAAATAAGGGCTATTTTTTGTCGTATAGCACGTAATCAATAACCCTGCGGTTTGCTTCATCTACTCTCGATAGGTCTGCATTGATGTAGGTATCAGTTACCCGGACACCGAACGAGTGACCCAGCGCAAGCGACACCACGTCCTTTTGTATACCAATGTTGAAGGCAATGGATGCCCACGTATGTCGAGCGTAGTACGTAGTAAGCCCTGGGCGCACCTTTGCGAGTTTCTTATTAATCATGACCGTTGCAACATCAACGTTCCTGAAATGCTCCGAGAAACGAAGCAGCTTCTTTTCACCTTTGTATTTCTCGATGATTCGGAGAGCTTCGGGATGAAGCAGGATGGAGTAATGCCTGCCAGTCTTCGCCCGGTCGTATTCCAGTCTACCACGGACGATATTCTCATTTGTCAAGGCGAACAAGTCACTCACATTGATACCAATCAGCAGGAACATAAGCAGGAACATATCGACCAGCTCATCACCACCAGCTTCGAAGATAGAGCGGATTTCCTCAACCGACAAATTTCGCTTTTTCGTTGTCTCAAGCCGGAGACTGTACCTGCGGAAAGGGTAGTTTTTCGTCTGCTCATTATCTATCGCCAGATTAAAGACAGCAGCGACACAGAGCATCCTGCTGGCTCTGGTGTTCCTAGACAAGCCTTCCTTTGCCATGAACGCATCGAAATCTTCAAGCCAAGACCGATTAATCTCATCGTATGTAAGCAGAGCCGCTTTTTCCTTCCCAAGGAAAGCTTCAATCTTTGCCCAAGTATATTTATATCTGTTTATCGTGTTCTCTTTCAGATTCCTGCCCTCGTAGGCAATGAAGCCATCTCGAAGCAGGGCGACCTTCTCCCTTGCAGGCTCGGCTTCAAGCATTATTAAGTCCCGGAGTTCCCTAGCCGTAATGTCGCCACGGTATGTTTCCCTGCATTGCGCCTTCATCATCATTCTATTATAAAAATTCAGACGGTCAAGAAGGAAGTCGTTGATAGCATCACGATCCGGACGCTTTCGCACCTTGCAAGCCCTTTTATCCCACTCATCTTTCTTGCAGTATTGATTGAGGGAAATGAAGGCAGTCCCACCATGGTGGTTGACAGCAAGCCGGATGGAGAACGTACCATCCTGCCTTTTAACCCTTGTATCTAGATATAATCTCAGTGTTGCCATAATTCGTGCAGTTTTTGTTCAGTTTATTTTCAGCGTTAAGAGCCGCAATTGTGCAACATGGTGCATTATTGCGGCATTTTTAAGTTATCAGAGTATCAAAGAACCCCTTTAAATACTGGGAAAAACAGTAAAGTTGTACTTAAAATCATAATCTTTTCCTTTCTTTTTTATGTTATTATCAATGTT